GGTAATTTTGTAGACATTTCTTTTACTAAAGAAGAAATGACAATCATTCGTATTATCGAAGATTGTGAAACTTTTGATGAGGTCTTGCAAGCAGCAGAAGAACTATATCTGTTTTGTAAGAATGAGAAAGAAGAAAAGATAGATGACATGGAGATGCCACCGGAGATTGGTGGTGAGTCTGATCAACCAGCAACTGAATTGTCAGACATAGAACCTACTGAGTCTGAGGGTTCTGGTGATTCTGATGATATTGAAATGACTAATCAACAACCATCATCTTCAGGAAATTATGATGATGAACTTGAAGTCATGACTGCTGATGCACTACAAGAAAAAATTGAATCTCTTGTAGATAGTGGTGCAATTGATAATGTATATGTTGAGGTTCCAAAGGTAAACCTTGACGCAGTGATTGCTAAGAATGATGAGGTTCATTGTGAGATTGATCGTTACTTTAATCATCAGCAAGAGAAGTTTTCTCATGTAGAAGTCTTTGGAGAGGTTGATACCGAGTTTATTAAATTCAAACTTTCTGCACAGAAAGAAGTCAATTACCTTGTCAAAGAGTTTGAGTGTAAGAAAGCAGCAGACTCCTATGCCCGTGCCACCACAGCACGCACAGGTGTCTTAGATACAACTAAACTGCATACTTACAAATACAACGAAGATCTATTCAGAAAGGTCACAACTCTTGCTGATGGGAAGAATCATGGACTAGTTTTTATCCTTGATTGGTCTGGTTCTATGAGCCGTGTTCTACTGGATACATGCAAGCAACTTTTCAATCTTGTTTGGTTCTGTAAGAAAGTTGGTATCCCATTTGATGTTTATGCATTTACTAATGAATGGGAACGTCCTGAATTTAATCCTAGTAATGGGGAAATTATTAAACCTGCAAAAATTGGAAATAGAACTGATAATAAAGAATATACGTTGGTAATTAATGATGATTTTTCTTTGATGAATATTCTTACTAGTAAAGTAAATGGTAAGAGTATGGATCATCAGATGAAAAACATCTGGCGTGTTGCCACGTATCATAATAGTTACTTTAAGTCAACCTTTGGAATTTCTCCACGTTTAAGTCTTTCTGGAACTCCTTTGAATGAATCTCTCATTGCTCTTCATGAAATTCTTCCTAAGTTTCAAAAAGAAAATAAACTTCAGAAAGTTCAGTGTGTTATCTTAACCGATGGTGAAGCAAACGACACTGGATATCATGTTGAGATTATTCGACCTAGCAATCGTTATATGGGCCAACGTCGCATACATCCTGGACATGGATTTCTTCGTGATCGTAAAACCGGAAACACATATAAGTTTGACTATGGGTGGCACACTTTTACTCAGACTTTGTTGACAAATATGCGTGATAAGTTTCCATCAGTAAACTTTATTGGTATGCGTGTTCTAGAAGGTCGTGGAGCAAATGACTTTATCAAACTCTATTATAATTATGGAGATGCTGATTATGATAAAATTATGAATGATAAAAGAAAGAACGGAAGTTTCTGTATTAAGAAATCTGGGTATCATGCATACTTTGGTCTTTCTGCAACTGCATTATCTCAAGATTCTGATTTTGAAGTTGATGATGGTGCTACCAAAGCAAAAATCAAATCTGCTTTCGTCAAGTCTTTGAGGACTAAAAAACTAAATAAGAAAGTTCTTGGTGAATTTATTTCACTAGTTGCGTAGACCAGATAACCAACTGTCCATAGGGGGTTATTATTTCCCCCCTTTTGCCCTATAATAACTTCAGTTCAAACAAACCACATGTCCCTCTCACCTGAGTTCATTCGCACTTCCCTTCAGGGATTGTATGGTGAGTCTGTTGCTGCTGCTGATATTCGTGCCTGGTGTGCTATGAATGGTGCGAACTATCAAACTGTCACCAACAAACTTTCTGATTACAAAACTAGTCGTGGAAAGTGGAACTTGACCGTACAAGAAAAACTAGAACAAACCTATCAGGCACCAACTGCAATGCCTGCTGTTGAGCAAAACCTTATTCCTGCAAAAGATGATACTTTCGTCAGCTTTGGTAACTTCGCTGATATTAAAAAAATTATTAAGTCCAATCTATTTTACCCTACGTTTATTACGGGTCTTTCGGGTAATGGCAAAACGTTCTCTGTGGAGCAAGCATGTGCTCAAACAAAACGAGAACTCATTCGTGTAAATATCACAATCGAAACAGATGAAGATGATCTTATTGGTGGTTTTCGTCTTATTAATGGCGAAACTGTTTGGCATAATGGTCCTGTCATCGAAGCTTTGGAACGTGGAGCTGTGTTGCTTTTAGATGAAGTTGATCTTGCCTCAAACAAAATCCTTTGTCTACAATCTATCCTTGAAGGAAAGGGAGTTTTCCTCAAGAAGATTGGTAAATTTATTACGCCTGCAGAAGGTTTCAACGTATTTGCAACCGCTAATACTAAAGGTAAAGGAAGTGATGATGGAAGATTCATTGGTACTAACGTGCTCAACGAAGCCTTCCTTGAACGATTCCCTGTAACCTTTGAGCAGTCCTATCCTGCCACTGCAGTAGAGCAGAAGATCCTTATGGCACTCTGTAATGATACGGACTTCTGTAAGCGTCTCTGTGACTGGGCAGACATCATCCGCAAGACTTTCTATGATGGTGGCATTGAAGAGATCATTAGCACTCGCCGCCTGGTTCATATCGTTCGTGCATACAGTATCTTTAATGATAAAGCAAAGGCAATTCAAGTTTGTGTAAATCGTTTTGATGATGAAACCAAGCAAGCATTCCTTGAACTGTACGATAAGGTTGATGCCGACTTCCAGATGCCAATTGACGAGGGGGTATGATTCTGATATAATAATGACAAATGCATGGTCCCTTTTATTTGACGAACTCATGATTGATGATCGAATTAATGAAGATTCTATTAATGTTAATATTAATGTTCCTGATCTTCCAACCACTGATAACATTAACGGCCGATGGAAATATAATGAAGATGTAATTATTAAAGAGATTAGAGACTATCTTGGGATGACATACAAGTCCCATTATACCTCTAAAGAATCAAAAACTCAGACACTTGATCTGATAGAAGGTATTGGTGATGCAGAACCATTTTGCAGATCTAATGCTATCAAGTACCTTTCTCGTTTTGGTAAGAAGGATGGTAAGTCTAAACAAGATATCCTGAAAGCAATTCACTATTGCATTCTTCTCTATCACTTCGCTGGCCTTTGTAATGAAAATCCGCAACCTTATGAAACTTTCTGATAAAACCCTCGCACTTCTCAAGAACTTCTCATCTATTAATCAATCTATTCTTTTTAAGAAAGGAAACAAACTTCGCACTATTAGTGTGATGAAGAACATCCTTGCAGAAGCAACTGTTAACGAAGAATTTATAAAAGATTTTGGTATCTATGATTTGAACCAATTTCTTAATGGTATGGGTCTTCATTCAAGTCCAGAACTTGATTTTGCAAATGATAGTTATGTAGTAATTCGTGAAGGTGGATCGCGTTCAAAGTATTTTTTCGCTGATCCTAATGTTATTGTAACTCCTCCTGACAAATCTATTGAACTTCCGAGTGAAGATGTTTGTTTTGAATTAACTACCGAACAACTTGAAAAATTGTTAAAAGCTGCAGCAGTATATCAACTTTCTGATATCTCTGCTGTTGGTGAAAATGGTGTAGTTAAACTTCTTGTCCGTGATAAGAAAAATGATACCTCTAATGACTATGCAGTTGTTGTTGGTGAGACAGAAGCAAACTTCTCTTTTAACTTTAAAGTAGAAAATATTAAAGTTCTTCCTGGCACTTATGAGGTTGTTGTGTCACAAAAACTTTTGTCACGATTTACTTCCAAGAACCATGATCTGACTTATTATATTGCTTTAGAACCTGATTCAACTTTTGGATGAACATCTTCGTAACTGACCCCAGTCCATACAAGTCTGCTATAGTTCTTCCTGACAAGCACATTGTCAAGATGCCATTAGAGACCTGTCAGATGCTTGCTATTGTATGCTCTGACAAATGGGGACATAACTTTGGCACTCTTCCCAGAGCAGACGGTACTCCCTATGCTACTGAGAAGGGTGCTTTTCGCAATCATCCTTGCACTAAATGGGCAAATGAGTTTGTGACCAACTGGCAGTGGTTGCTTGCTCACGGACTTGCTATGTGCGATGAGTATACTGCTCGCTATGGTAAGGTCCACACCTGCCAGAAGACGCTTCTAGCAGCAAAAGAGATACTTCCTACCGCAGACCCACAAGGTCGCAGTGGAAAGGATCCAACACCATTTGTCTTTGCAGGGCCCGATGAGTTCAAGTATGATACAAGCATTGATATTTTCACTGCTTATAAGATGTACATTTCATCTAAACCATGGGTAAAAGATAATTATCTTCGTATTCCTGATCGTAAACCTAACTGGGTATAAATTATGAATTCTATTGACACGGATCGTATTGCAAATGCACTTGAAAGAATTGCAACAATCTTAGAAACTGGAGTACACATTAACATTGATCATGGGCATATTGAGCATATTGATCATGCCACTATAGACAATGGTGACATTAATACTCATCCTAAAACTTTCTAATGAAACATATTCTTTTTACTTTGAAAGGTTGTCCTTTTAATTTACTTGATGATAAAGAGTTTATACGAATGGTTTTGTTTAGAGCGTCAAAAGAATGTAAATCAACACTGCTTGATTTGACAGTACATAAGTTTGACCCTCAAGGTGTGACTGGAATTGCTATGCTTGCTGAGAGTCATCTCAGCATTCATACTTGGCCTGAAAATAGTATGGCAGTTTGTGATGTCTTTACTTGTGGTGATACCTCAGAACCTGAAAACGGTGTAGAATATATGAAAGAACAATTGAAGGCAACTGATATTGTCTCCAATGAATTTGTTAGACCTTTAAAATGAAAACTACTTTGACAGTTGATGAAAATGGGATTCTAACCTTCCCCGACAAACTTATGGAAGAACTTGGATGGATGGAGGGTGATGTGCTAGAATGGAATCCTAATAATGATGGTTCGTTTACTTTGGTGAAAATAGAACATGCGTGATGAATTTCTCTGGGTTGAAAAGTATCGACCTAAAACAATTGAAGAATGTATTTTACCACCAAATATTAAGAAGACATTTCAAGACTTCTTAAATAAAGGTGAGATACCTAATATGCTTCTTGCAGGACCTGCAGGGTGTGGCAAAACTACGGTAGCTAAAGCACTATGTAACGAACTAGGAGTAGATTTTTATGTCATCAACGGATCCGATGAAGGACGATTCCTTGATACCGTCAGAAATACTGCGAAGAATTTTGCTTCGACCGTCTCGCTTTCTTCAACTGCAAAACACAAAGTCATCATCATTGATGAGGCAGATAACACAACGAACGACGTACAACTCCTCTTACGGGCGTTTATTGAGGAGTTTAGTGGTAACTGCAGATTCATCTTTACCTGCAACTTCAAAAACAAAATTCTCGAACCACTTCATTCCCGCACAACGGTTATCGAATTCGGAATCGGAGGTAAAAACAAACCGGCTATCGCAACCCAATTCTTCAAACGTATCCAAGAAATCCTGGATACAGAAAGTATTAAATATGATAACAAGGTCCTGGTAGAACTTATTAACAAACACTTTCCAGATTGGAGACGTGTTCTAAATGAGTGTCAAAGGTATTCTTCTTCTGG